TCATTAATATTATACAACCCTCAGTTTAGAATAATGTGTATCTTCGTATTCCATCATCTTTTGTTTCGCAGTTTGTAAATGCTGAGAAAAAGCGTCTTTATCGACGATTCTCATATTTTGTATATTTCCATTATTACTCTGCTGCAAATAATAGTCTAGATTCTTGTTCAATTCATCAATCGTTTTATTGATCTGTTGTAGAGCGGTTTGTTCGACAAAATAAATTAATTTAGAGTTTTCTCCATTATAAATATGAAAGTGTCCCTTGCCTTCTCCAAAACAATCGAATTTTAAATATTCAAAATTATTAATATAAAAGGATATGGCAGAACCGAATCCTTGATTATACATCTTGTGAAATACCAGAAGATGCAATCCTTCCTGGATATCAATCCTATATAAATCTTTACGAACCATATATATATATATAATATTTTATTTTTTGAACCAAAAATAAACTATTTTTTATACCATTTGCGTGTACGTTAATCGAATAAAAATTATATTACCAGTATAAATATGATATTTGTTGAAGTATCAAAATATTTTGAATGAATCGTACCAACTGATTTAGGAATACGACAAAAAGACAAATATTAATCAAATCATTATAATTCAGACCATAGCGTTTTATAGAGTTCAAACACAGATACAATATAGAAATGAATACAAAAGGGACATAATTAGGATCGACCGGACGGATTAATTGAATGCCTATGAAGAATGGTAAATGATGAGTCAACAAATCTAAAAACATTAATAATTTTCCTTCTAATTTAATATCAACCGGAAAACAAGTTATGAATACTTTTTTGGGATGAATATAGGTTATATACCCACCCCCTACAGAGGAAGTGAGTAACATCATCGATAAAGTATTATCGAAGAAAGGATGCCATAAACCAAGATACCACAATAAAAATAATAATAAAGTCCAATTAGTATAATATAAAATGCAGAGTTTTATGAATCCGACAAACCACTGGGTGTACATTTTTTATATTAAATGTATTTTTTAAATTCGTTGATTAAATATTGAACATCTTCATCATCCGCAATATTACTATCTAATGAAAGAATTTTCTTTACGCTTTCTTCATCATCTAAAATTATATTTGCATGATAGGATTTTCCTATTCGGCCAACTCGTCCCATTAACTGATATAATACACCCAACGATTGATGAATCGCAAAATCTTTTGAAATGTATACATTGACTAATTCAGGAAGATTCGTACCAAAGACGATATCTTTGCACGAACAAATAAAAATAAAATCTCTGTATAGATTCATGACAAGATTTCTTTGATAGGATGTCATGGTTGTTTTATCATAAAATCCTACCCCTGACGACATTAATAGATTTTCTTTATCACTGAATGCATCCGAATACATATCAGAAAGATTATTCGCGGAGCGACTCATAAAATTTTTAGGAAAAGGTATATCATTATGGAATCGTTTGAAATGTTCTTTCGAATTAATAACATATTTATGAGGTAAAGAAGCCGTCGTTGAATTTTCCAAGATTTCACACATTTTTTGTTCTCTCTCGATCTTTGAAAAAGTTTGTCCAGATTTTTTATCAATCTTGATCTTTTTTAATTTTTCTAATTTAGAGTCTTTGAGTTGTTCATTTTTTATGTTTTGATCCACAATCGTAGAATATTTTATATGACTATCGAATAATTCTTCGCTAGCATTTTCTAGATGCTTGAAGGTATTGTTCGATATGAATAATGTTTTTCCTTCAAAATAAAGGGCTTGTTCGGTGAAGATTTTATTTGGATCGGGTTTATCCATAATCAGGGGTCGATATTCTTGAAATTTTTGTAATAAATGAAAATGATCCTGGAGGTATTCTAAAATTTGGATCGTATAATTGATAATATTTTCATTCCTGATTTTCCCGATATCAGGGAAAATCTCAATAAAATCTAAATGGGCCTTTTTTAAATCCTCTTCAATAGTTTTTGACCAATAATAAATATGTTTTGCGGTATAACATCTACGGATTCTCGGATTTATTCTGATTTCTTCAATCAATTGTGCAAGATCATTTTCTTTATCAATCAGATGATGTGGCATCCTCAATCTTCCATTCTGATCAATCACGGCACAAGTGATTGGAATATTATTCGTTTCTACTCGGTACAAACAATCTTCTTTTTCACATTCATATTTTTCACAAAAACGTGAAATGATCGGATCCAAAGATTCAAAATGGGGTAGGATTGCAGAAAGTAGAATCGTATGTTTTGGCAGATGATGTGAAATTTTGGCCATTAAATGATTCGAATTTTTATCGGATATATATTCATCAATGTAGGCAATGAAAGGATTATCGATCTCATCGGCATTTTTTAATAATTCATAACAAGCCTCTAAATCAGCAACTATAATATCGGGGGTTTTTCCAGTTTTTTCAGTATAAAAGGACCATTGTTCATAAATTGTGCCCATTTTATTTTCATCATTATCTTTATATACGGATTTCCATTTGGCAGGAAAACATCTTTTATAAGGACGCAACAGGATGTGTGCTTCAGTATTTTCATCTCTGATCAATGAAGCCATCCAGAGGTGAATGTCATCTCCTAATAAACTCGTAGATGCTATATCCTGATTTACTAATTCATTTGAACACGCAAATAAAACGGTTTTATTGCGTCTCATTTTATTAATTTTTTGAGCCAGGATAACCGCCAAAAATGATTTTCCCGTACCCGTGGGCATCTGATTTCCCATAAATAATGGTTCATCTAAAATAATGGATGAAACAATCTTATTCAGTACTGTTTTTTGTTCCTTGTACAATTGTATCGATTTTTTTCTTTTATCTGCCGTAGATTCTACCAATAAGATCGGATTATCAAATAACAAAGAATACATGTCTTCATTCAACCTGTTATTGGCTGTATTTTTTAATTTAATACAGGCATCGTACAAAGGTTTAATCAATTGTAAAGATTCGTATTCTACATCGATGATCCGATTTAAACTGATCAGACCATCCAGATATACTAACGAATCGACATTTTGTTTTTTTTGCAGATAATAATTCCAGATTAAAATCATAATCACAAAAGAAATTTCCATAGAAAAATGGAGTTGCAGGGGTCGTAAGGAACGATCAAATTTTATATTCTGCAAATCTTTTTTAATAATTTCTTTATCATTTTTATCTCTAATCTCTTGCGCTGTATTTTTTTTGCCTTTCATCTTCTTTTTAGAAGATGGATTGGGAGTGTTTTCTAAAACTTCATTATCCAAAGTAAATAAATCTTTCAAGTCGGGGAATAATGATAACAAAATATCAATGACGATATCTTTTTTATCCCAATATTTATCTCTTTCTCCGTTGATTTCGACATAGGAAGATTTAATGAGTTGATGTAATTTTTCCCAATTATCGGGTTTCTTCTCGATCGTTTTCCAGTGAAAACCTTGTTTCGCATTCATTTTAAAAATCTGTCCATAAAAATAAAAAAATCAGTTTTTTATTTCATATACGATAATATGACCTCTTTCAATTTTGAAAACAAAATATGGGGAAAATCAATTTTTAATTTTTTCGTCAAGTTGCAATTAACCGGAAATCAGAACAATTTTTATTACAATCACTCTTATTCCAAGATATCATTTTATTTTTTTTAATATTATCTTGATTGATTAAACATCCTGGGCATGGTATCATTAATTTACGGATAGTATTCAGATGATCAATCACGAATTCAGAATCAAAGAGCAATGCAAAATACCCAATCATGATTCTTTCAAACATTTTGCATTTGTAGGTATCCTTCGGGTGTGTTCCGACTAAAAACCGATTCGTAAACGAAAATGTGGGTAATGATTTTATAAAAAAAACGCCAAAATGTTGGGCATCAAATTTTTTCTTCATAATCCCTCGTTTTACTATCCAATTTATTAAGATAGGTTCTGAACATGTAGAACCGTGCACACAAGAAATACGATAATCATATTTTTTAAAGGGAACAAAATTTTTATTGATGATATTTTTAGACGAAAAAATATATTTATGATTTCTGTATTCTTTATTATATACCAACACAATTTCATATTTTTGATCATCATATTGAAAACGAATGGTTTTTATAAAATCAGGAAATTCGTACATTTCATCCTTTAAAGGTGGCTCTACGATTTCATTATATTTATTGAATAATTTTTTTTCCACTATAATCGTATCATCCGATTCCAATTGCAGTAAATTAAATAAAATTTTTTTATAAATATGGGGAGTACTACAACATACATATATCGTTTTTTTATACTCTAAAAGGGCCATTGCAAATTTTTCTTTTATCGGATGAGTATCATTATTCAGGATTAATTGTTTTTCAATTTTTTGAATCAAAAAAATGATTAAACGACTCGGCTTGCCATAGGCAAATAAAGATTTTTCAAAGAAATGTTGGATATTTTTATTCGATTCTTTGGATTTTTTGTATATCTCGATGGATTCGGCAACAATTTTGGCATGATTATTCGAACATAGAATCTTATTTTTTACAAATGATTTCCAAAATTCAGCACATACATCCAATGAAAATCCAACATATTTTGACATTTGTAAAGTCAGTTCATACATTGAATTTCTGAATTGACATTTATATTCTTTGCGCAAATATTTTTTATTCCATTCAATTATATTTTCATCATCCATTCTAATCAATGTCTTTTATTTATCAAAATATGAAAATTTATCAAAATTTTAATCTTGACCAACGTATAATGGAACGATACAATACGAATTGATACCGGTCACACCGCTCTTTTCTTTTATAGAAATATCCATATAACCATGTTGTCCCCATGAGGTTCCCCAAGAATTTTTTAGTCTCCATATATTTTTGTTTTGATCAAAACCCGTTATCAGTATTGCATGATTAACTTTTGGATTTTTGACAATAGATTGATCAAAAATCCCATCTTCGTAATATACAAAATCAAAATCTGCTCGCACGGCCGCGCATATCGGATTGATCATTATTGCATGCTTCATAGAATCGACTGAATCCGTTGGCAATACAAGATAATCAAAATCACCCGATTCCGATATTCGCTTTGTATCTATTAAATTTTCATCACACACATCATGGTTTTCTTTATATGGATAATCCAACCCAGAAAACAACCCCTTTTTGGAAATCACATAATCGAATGCTTTATGCATCCATCCACCTTTGCATCCAAAGTTTTGGACGGAACAATTAATTAATTCCTGTTCGCTTAATTCCATTTTTATACCTTTATTAATATGGATCATGGATTCTAATGCCCCCGTGGTACTAAAAGCCCAACAACTCCCACAGGCGCCCTGGTTTTTTACACGCGATACAAATCCTTTTTCTGTCCAATCTATGCTATTGAAAACTTTATTTTTTCTTTTTATTAGGTTGTCATCTTTTCCAAATAATAAACTTGGAACATGAGAATCTTGGTCATAAAAATTAGACGATAAAAGATTTCCCTGAAGATATTCCATGGTTTTATCAGAAAACTGATTGATTCCCAATTTATAGGAAGACACTTTCGAATTTTTAAAACGAATCAATTCACAATTATGATTAAAATTCTGAAAAGAATGATATTCTTCTGTTGGGTTTTTATACTTTTTATTAAACTTTTCTTTAAAACGTAGAAACTCCTGTGTATTCATCTTTGGGACCAAAAAACTATGAACGTAAAGAAAAAAAGATACCAGGATAAATAACAATAAACGGATCTTACAGACCATATCTACATGTAGAAAATAATTTTTTTTCAAATGTAAAATATTATTTTTGTCCAAGATATCCTATAAATGTTTGTTCCAAATGATTGATAAAATTTTCACAAAAATAAATATCTTTTAGAATAATAGGATAATGGATAATATATATCAAGCATATGAGTTAGCAAAGCAAAATTTTGAAAAACTGGGCTCTGAAATTGAAAAATTGGAAGATGAAAGAGTTAAAGCATTAAGTGCCTTAGGAACTAAAATCTTAGATACATTTCCACCAATCGGAGATTATCAATTTTCAAATATTATCAGTTATGATAAATCTGATCAGAATGAAAAACTTAGTATAGAATTTACACAAGATGGGATAGGACAAAAAGATGCTCGTAAATTTGATCTTACTACGACTATGATTATCGAAGATACAATTACATTGGATCCCGAAACATTAGAAAATTGCCAGCGTCTAAAAACAATTTCTCCTGTGTTATACGCTTTTATCACAAATCCTACGAATCTTGTGACTTTAAGACAAGATTTAGATTCTAATGATATCGTAAAGATATCATTAGAAAAAGTCACAATTAATGTACCAACCGGTGAAGAAAAAAATTTTAAAATCAATGACTATACAACAGAATTTTCGGATAAAAGTTCCATAACTTTAGAAAAACCTCTATCCGGTAGAACAGTGCCATGGAGATTAAAAAGAATTAAGAGACCGGAATTTTTACAACCACCTCAAGATGGTTCAGAAACAAAGGGAGGAGGAGCAATGGAGTCTAAAATCATTATGAGTTTGCATTATTGTGTAGCATTATATTGTGTAGAATTACATTGTGTAGCATTACATCGTCCATTAATATTATACAGCATAAAAGATGGCTGTGCAGGATGATGTAAAAAATTGTACATCATTTTTATTTATGTTCCAACAAATTAAAAATAAACTTGTGTAAAATTTCGAACAAATAAAAATTTAAGTGTTTCATTCGCGTCGTGAAATTGGAAAAATAATATAAATCAGCCCGTTTTTTTACCATTTCTTATAATAATACTCCTATCGGGTATAGAAATATCTTTTATATTGGTTGGTATTGAAATTTACCATTGTGGACTCATTGACAATTATAATAATCTATTGCCAATGAATTATTGGGTGTGCAAATAAATTTTTGATTATTGGTAAATGCTGAAATAGATCCGATTCCATATATCTTTTGATACATCGAATATAATGATATTGTACGAATTAAAATTAATTATTATTTCTTTAATATTCCTACCGTCATAATATTTATCTTTGAATAAATTGTTATCATATTTGATCTGTAAGTTTTTATAAGCAATTTTTATTTTATCATATGTTTGATTATTTTCATCTGAAAGATAAAATCCGAATAAAATATCTTTAATATCAGATATTTCGTTTACAAATTTATTTATCTTATCGCATTTTTTACCAAAAAAGAATGAAATCAAATTTTGTTTAACCAATCTTTGTACACTTAATAAAAATTCCATATATTCTATAGTTTAGTAATATATATATATATATATATATGAAAATTTTATATAAAATGAGGTTGAACTTTTATCATCCTTGATTTAAGTTTATTTATTAATATGTATTTCATATTAAACAATATTTATAAAATTTTTTGATCATATATGTGTTTTATTATTATTGACGAATTCCAGTCGTCACATTATTACAGTTTGTAGTAACAGTTCTACTACATGCTTGTTTTGTGGTGTCAAAACACGGTTCAGTTGCAGGAGAGGTTTTTTTACATGCTGGATATTTAGACAATTTCACAAAATTAAATGCATTTTGAATCTGATTGACACCTTGTGAACATATTAAACCTATAATCTGATCATTTACTGTAGGGGTACCCTTATTTGGGACAGGAATTAATAATTGAGAAAATAGTGGATTATTATTATCCAAAGCCTGTTTTGTTAATACACTTATAACATTTTGATCAATTAATCGACATGGCGCTTTGTAGAAATCTTTGAACGTGCAGCCATCTGCTGGACACAAGGATCCTATCACACTTTTCTGAGTTTCATTAGTTAAGGTTGCTCTTAAAGTATCTAATGCACCTTTGCTTAAAAATTTTAATGCATCATTTATATCCCTATTTGTCGTGAGTGTTTGGTAAAAATTATTTGAAAGTGAATCTACAAATGATTTGATAGCAGGTTCTGTCAAATCAGTGATAACTTGAGAACAATAATCTGAAAATTTATTAATATTTAAACCATTAGTAAGAATTTCATTTAATAAATTTTGACTCGCTGGATCAGTCGGCGCATTATTCTTCGCATCTATTAAAATTTTTTGAGCACCACTCCTTACATAATTTACACATAAATCAAGTGGTACTGGTATTGCGTCTATGTTAAGATTAATGGTCGATGGACCTATGGGCAATGGATTCGATACAGCAGTGCTTAGATTTACATATCCAAATTTTCCTGTTGATGTCATTCTATCTATTAACGAGAAAAATAAAATTTTCAAAAAAAATAAAAAATGTGTTATTGCCTCGTAATAAAATTCGTAATATTTTTGGGTGCGGGTCCCAATCCGATTTGGTTTATAGTGGATTGAAAAGCATAGGCGGATCCATCGCATAAATTTTCTAATCCAAAATTTATGACGTCTTTCCCTTTAAATGGAACTTTTGATATAGTTGCAGGATCTTGTCCAGCATTAGGACATGTCGGACAAGTAAATAAAGCCTTGGCGACATTTGTCCTGACAGGATTCACAACTTTTTGCTCGAATGTCTTGCAAGGAATACTAAAAATATCATCAAATTCACATCCATCATTTCCGCATATATTTAATATATAATTTTTAACAGTAGTATCTTTGATACTATTGATTGCTATTCTAGAAGCAGTTTGTAAAGCGGTTTTACCGATAGTACTTATAATGGCATCATAAACAGGATCTCCCAATATTTTTCGAATTGCGGGTTCTAAATTAGATCTTAATAAATTGGGACACAATTTGGTAAAATCATTGAGGTCAATATCCGATATCTGAATCTTATTTTGTTTTGCATATTCAATCAACACCTGATATAAAGCACGTGTGCATCTTTCACGGGGTGTCGCAATGGTATATTTAGTTTGTTGAAACACCGGTTTAAGATTGAGATTTAATTCGAAATTATAATTACCTTTTGTTGGCATTCTCTATTTATATAAATTATAAAATTTTTTTTGATAAAATTAAAAATCAAAATCATCAAAGTTCAGGGTAGGGATTGGTTCGGGGGGTTCGAGGACGTTTTGATTATCGGCGCTCGGTATAGCACAATAATCGGGCGGTAATCCGTTAAAAATATCGATTTCATCACATTGAGGGTTTGGAAGAGGCGGGTAATCAATTTTTAATGAATCGAAAGAGGGAGGAGGTGGTGGTGCTAAACCTAATAATTTACATAATTCTACATTATCGAATTTTAAGCCTTGTAATGCATATTTTGAAGCTTGATTTATTCCTTCAACGCATCCAGCCGTCGCTGCACCACAAGTAGTACTACAGACGGCAGCGCTTACAGGATTGGCTCCTAACAAAAATGTACAGGCGGGTGTACACTGTGCTGTACCTAATCCACATAATTGAGACGATCCTTTCGAAATCGCTTGTTCCACAAATACGGTCACTAATGTAGGACATACCAAAATAAGGATTTTTTTAATCGCATCTCCTACCTGATTAAAAAAATTCTTCAAGGTGTCGCCTACGTCTTTCACAAAAGCATTAATTTCATCAACAGTTTTGTTTGCAAAATTTTCTGTTTCTTTTAAAAATTGATTTGTTTTATCCTGAAGTATTTTAGCGGCTTTCTCAGCAACGGCGATTTCTTCCGGTGCGATTTTTTGAATCTCTGATCCTAATATTTTTCCTTGTTCTATACCTTTTGATTTTAAATCATTAATCGCATTTTTAGCGACATCCGCATACTGTTTTGCAGCCTGAGCCACGAGTTTGGCAGATTCTGCGGCTTTCTGTCGAATTGCATCTTGTGCCTGTTTGAATTCATTTACACAATTATCGGCAGTTTCTTTGATTTTAGTCACATCCGGATTCGCTTTTTTCACACAATCTTGGACAGATTGATAACCCTCATTTCCTATTGTTTTAACAACTTCACCGATATAATCATTGCCCAACACATCTAAAAAATTTATAGATTGTTTTGCGATCGTATTAAGAGTATTAGTAGTTTCTTTCAATATATTCTGAGTCGTTTTAGATATAACATTAGTAATATTAGCACCCTTATTCGCTAAATCTTCTGCCTTATTCACAACATTTGTCGTTCCTGTAGCGACCGTGTTGGCTGCATTCGTGGTACCTGAAACAACAGTGTTAACAGCGTTCGTGGTACCTGAAACAACCGTGTTGACAGCGTTCGTGGTACCTGTAGCAACCGTATTGGCAGCATTTGTGGCACCTGAAACAACCGTGTTGGCGGCATTTGTGGCACCTGAAACAACCGTGTTGGCGGCATTTGTGGCACCTGAAACAACCGTGTTGGCGGCATTTGTGGCACCTGAAACAACCGTATAGGCTGCTGATGAAAAGGCTCTACCTATACTTTTTAAAGTTACCTTTCCCATGAATTTCTTTCTATATAAAGAAAATATTATTTTATAATAAAATTATTTTAATACGAATATTCTCTCTCTTGTTGCGTAAAAACTACAGTTTCAGATTGTCCTGAAACAACTCTTCCAATTGCTTGAGTCGTGGATCGAATTGCTTCCCCAAGTAATTCATCTCTATATTGAAGACTTGCATTACGCTCGGCTCCCATAAACTGTCCATTTGTAATCGCATCCTGATTGCTTCCCATATAGATAATTTTGACATCCTGTTTTGTTTCTTCGATTAAATTATTTAATGATGTCGAAGTCATACGAAGGCTCGAGTTTTCTAATCCATCAGTCATGACAAGAAGAATTCTTTTGGGTTTTTTAAGATGATTGGGATAATTTTTGATTTTTTGTAAGCAATCCCCAAATGCATCGTACAAAGCAGTGCATCCGTTTGGTTCATAATCGTTCTCATGAATATTTTCTATCGTCGAAATATCTTTATCCTCAAATATGGTTTTCATCGTCGTATTAAAAAAATATAAACTCGCACAACATTTTGTTCCAGGTTGAACATTTTTTTTTTGTTCCTGGATAAATTCATTTAATCCTGAAATCACAATATTCCTCCTTGGGAACATGCTTCCACTTGCATCGATAAGAAGATCGATGCATAGATCAATCGTTTCATTGGTGTCGGTCATATGTAAAATGCTGTACAAAAAAAAGAAAATAAAATGTTAACCATCCTAAACAATTGGTATATAACTTTACTAACTTAAAATAATTATTTCAAAAAATCAATTTTTAAAATTTTTATATTTTAACCTGTTTTTCCAACAGCACGTTGTTCTTGTGGTACAAGATTAGTACTTTTTGTAGTCGTATCTCGGAATGTGCATAAACATTCTTCTTCATTACAATCGATTTTCTCAAGTTCTGCCGCGGCGTTGTTCAATGTTTCACCGATCAATACAGGACCAGGACCAATACTTATTCTCGTCAGAGCATTTTCATTGCGATTTAATCCTTCAAAATCTTCATTTAATTGATAACCATCTTGAGGAAAAGTACTACGACCTGTTCCTGGACCCTCAATATCTGAATTTTGATATTCTTTCAACATTCCACGATATCTTTCGTTTGGACTAAAAAAAACGAATATGGTATAATCCTCCCTCACAGCAGTTCGTTTGAATGTATCATTAATATATTGGATAAATTCAGTCGCATTATCACAAATCGCTTGTTTTTTATCATCTTCTGTTAATTCGGGAGCGGGAGCGGGAACGGGTTCGGGTGCCGGGTTGGGTTCTGGCTCCGTCGTTGAAGAAAGTTCTTGTTTAGATTCTAATTTACTCGTTTCCATAGTATATATAATATGGCAATATTTTTATTTCATCACTCAAAAATTGATATTAAAAGACAATTAATTCATTAGAATACAAGTATAAAAATACATGACTTTTTATTCCTCCGTCTTTGACAGATAATGGAAGAATTTGACAAGAAAATTAAAGATGCTTATTCTCTATGTTCGCATATGAAGATTTATATTCAAAGAAATGAATTTATTATATATTATTTTTCTTTTGATGAAAATTATTATGAACATATCACAACGACATATCATTGGGGAAATGAAGTCATTCATGGTACCCACAAAACCAAACAAACATTTATTCCCGTAATCATAACTCCCGATAAATCAATTATACTTCAAGAAATGGGATGTATTTACAGTGCAATTAAAGAAGTGAAAAGAATAGAGAGAGATTTACAATTTCCACCAAAATTTTTGGATTCATTCAAGAAATTACACAATAAAATTATTAAAGTCAGCAAGAAACCATCCATTGAAGAACCAATTCTCACATTTGGTGCTAGACCTCACTTCAGATATTATTCACCCAACATTATGAATTGGCTCGAAAATTTTTATCAACAAATGGAAGAAATAAATAGAGATAATAAAAGAATCCTTGATTTTGAAAAAGAAAAACTTTTTCTCCACCAGCAAATTCAAAAAGAAAGATTGATATCTGCTCTAAAAATAAAATTTTTACGAGATAAACTCAACCAGATAAAAAATTTACTTTTAGAGTGCAAGTAGGTCTAATTTTTGGTGAAAGAATGTTGATTTAAAATGATGATAACGAAGAAATAAAATGTTTCGAAAGATTTGTTTCATATTGTTTCACTCAATAATATATACAGCAAATACAGAGGATGATGTATACCCGCATGGTTTAGGAGGAGCAAACATATCTGTAATATGCCAGCCGACGATGGTTCAAAAAGGGGGTGTAGTGAATGTTCAGGTCAATTATACGGTGGATGTCGTTCGTCCGATTGATTTACATTTTGATATTTTACAAGAACCAGAGAAAAAATGGTTAGCAGGAAATCAAATTCCACTCCATGATAATAATGGCTCATTGAGTATAAATTTGACGCTGCCACTTGAATTTGATGAGAAGAATGTTTTATGGAAATTGTTTTTGACTCCACGTGGAGATCGATTTCCTAACATGTTGGCGGAAACTGGATTATTATTACCCATTGGTGACCAGACAAACCATCAATGCCCATATTCACCTCTTGAATCGAATATAGTGATTCATGAAAATATAGATTTTATTCTTATACAATATTGTGATACAGAACTATTGTATTTGCATGATTTTAATATTGAAATAATATATGCTTTGAACACCCTTACAGATGCACAAATCGATATTAATATTATGAATGAGGATACAAATGAGTGGATATGGGGTTTACCCTCTATACCGATTGAAAATACAAATCATAAAAATAAAAGTATTCTCATCAAAGGAAGCAATTTTATTCATGAATTGTTATTGGATCCGATTTATCTCGATGTCTCATTAGTTCCCTCAGGTAAAACTTGGTATGATAGATTAGCCGAAGATCGTACCTATCGAATTACTTACATGAAATAATTTACGAATAAAATAAAATTTATTCGTAATAATTTTTCATCGTAATGAATAGGAATAAATGGCTTTATACGCAACAGAAAATGAATATTGTACAAATGTAGATAGATATGTTGGAGTTGCTATACAACGAATCAATTATGAATACCAAGATATGCCCGAAGATCGTAATATTGAAACGTTTGATTATTATTTTAGCAGATTTCCGGATGATACTTTTGAAAAAATTTTAAGTATTCAGGAGGTTGATTCATCGTGCGGAGTAAGGATTTTTGAAAAAAATAGAACCGTTGACAAGATAATTCAAAAAAATTATGCAAAAAATATGGATAGGATTGGTGCATGTGATGAACTGAATAGTAGTTATCCTGATCATCA